CTGATCCCCACCATCCACCCCGACGCACGAAAGGAGCACCCGATGGCCAAGACCAAGCCGAAGCCCAAGCCCACCGGCGGGACCAAGGGCGGCACCAAGAGCTGCTGAGCCCCGACCGCATCCCGGCAACGGAGCCGAGGAGACCGCGCAGCAACCCCATCAGGATAGGCGGCGCATGGCCGAGCCCTGGGAACGGATAGCCGAAGGCAAGCCCAAGGAATCTAACGAGGCCTACGCTGCCGCCCTGGCATACTTCGAACTCGGACCCGGCCGGAGCCTCCCGAAGCTAGCGGCGAGGCTCGCGGAGGGTACCGGGGCAGTATCGAAACAGCATCGAAGCAGTATCGGGGTATCAGGCCACATCCGGGCCTGGTGCGCCAAGTACCGGTGGGTCGAGCGGGCCAAGGCCTATGACGCCCACCACAACCGCATCCGCCTCGACGCCACCGCCCAGGTCGTCGAGGCCAGGGCCAAGTCCGACGTCGAGACCTCGCTGGAGCGGCAGGCGGCGATCCGGGAGCGCCACTGGCTCATCTACGACCAGGTGACGGCCCGGCTCGTCAAGGCCCTCCGGGACGACCCGGACCGCGTGGAAGGGCTCGACGCCCTCCTGGCCACGTACATCAAGGCCATGCCGGTCGGGGACCGGGCCGTCGCGATGGCGCTGCCGAATGGCGTCGTCCCCACGGAGCAGACCAAGGCCGACGTCCCCCAGCAGCGGAGCAACCCGGTCATCCGGGAGGGCGTGATCGCCATGGCTGCCGCCCTGAGGAAGCACCAGCAAGGAGAAGGCGAGCCGTGACGGACCATAGCGATCGCGACGCCCTGACATGACACCCGAGGAACACGCCGCGCTCCTCGAATCGCGGGAGCGCATGCCCGAGGACCCCGCGTGGCTCTGGGCCTGGGTCAAGCTCTACACGGGGATCGAGGTCCAGCACACGGCGGTCTGCCGGGGACACTCGGCCCCGTTCGACATGCTGGCCCAGCAGTTCTTCGAACGGCCCCTTATCAGCCTCTGGCACGGCCCGCGAGGCGGCGGCAAGTCTTTCCTGTCGGCGCTCGACACGCACCTCAACAGCCGCTTCCTCCCGGGGCACGGCACCCGGATCCTGGGGGGCTCGAAGCAGCAGTCGAAGCAGATCTACCAGGCCCTCGACTTCCTGACCCGCGAGGCTTCGCCGGGAATCGTCGCAGGCGACAGCTGGGGCGACCACGGTACGATCGGGCCCCGCGACCTCCTGGCCGAGTCGGCAAAGTACGCGAACGGCTCCGAGGTCTCGATCCTGCCGGCCAGCGCGACCGGGGTCCAGGGGCCGCACGTGCCCAGCCTCAAGCTCGACGAGGTCGACGAGATCGACCCGGAGATCCGGGAGCGGTCGCTGGGCATGGTGATGGAGATCGAGCGGAAGGGGATCCGGCACCGGCCGTCGATCCTCATGACCTCGACCTGGCATCGCAGCAACGGACCGATGGCCGAGCTGCTCAATCGGGCCCACGACGGCGAGTTCCCCAGCCACACGTTCTGCATCTTCGAAGTCCTGGAGCGATGCCCGGAGTCCCGCTCGGGCCCGTGGGTCGGGGGGCATGATCGGTACCTCAATTGCCCCTCCTGCAAGATCCGGGAGTGGTGCCACGCCGACAGCGGCCGGGGAGAGCGGCCCAAGGCCAAGCGGTCGAACGGGCACTACACGGTCGAGTCGCTGGTCCAGAAGATCTCGGTCGCCTCGGCCGCGACGGTCCGGTCCGACTACCTGTGCGCGGGCCCGCAGCCCAAGGGGCTCTGGTTCCCCGAGTTCAGCGAGGACGCCGGCGGGAACGTCACCGAGGAGGCCGAGTACATCCCAGGGCTCCCGGTCCACGCCCCGATCGACTCCGGCAACCACACCGGCGGCGTCCTGCTCCAGTTCGAGAACGTCCAGGACGGCGAATACGAGGTCGAGCGGGTCCGGGTCTTCGCGGAGTATTACTCGAAAGGCCGTGGGGCCAGGCTGGCCGCCACGGAATACCAGGAGGTCGCCCGGCAGCGCTGCGACGGCAGGATGGACCGGCCCACGACCGACCCGGCCGGCAAGGCCTCGACGGCCGTCGGGCCCGTGGTCCTGGGCGAGTATGCCGCCGTCGGGTTCCGGCCCGAGCCGTGGCCCAGCTATCCCGGCAGCGTCCGCCAGGGCCTCAACCTGATCTCCTCATATCTCTGCACCGCGACGGGCCGGCGCGACCTCATCATCCACCCCAGGTGCAAACGGCTCATCGACGCGTTCAAGCACTACGAGCGGAAGAGGCTCCGGGGCGAGTACCTGGACGAGCCCGCCGACCCCCAGCACCCCTACGAAGACATGATCGACGCCCTCCGGGGCGGCCTCCACGCCGCCTACCCCGAGGGACGCCGGCCCGAGCCCAAGCTGACGCGGGTCCCGGCCCGCCAGGTGTTCTGACGACGACCACGACAGGGAGGTTGCGATGCTGGTACTGAGCCGCCACAGGGACGAGTCGATCGTGATCAACGGCGGGACTGCGGACGAGATCGTCATCACGGTCGTGGACATCCGGGGCGACAAGGTCCGGTTGGGCATCTCGGCCCCGATCGAGATCCCGGTCCACCGCCTGGAAGTCCAGCAGGCGATCGAGCGCGAGAACCGGGAAGCCAGGGAACGCACCGAGGGCCGACGACGCGATGGCTGATGCCCTGATGGTGAGCCGCCGGCACCCCGAGTGGAAGGCCCACCAGGTCCGGTGGCGCTGGCTCCTGGACTCCCTGGAGGGCGGCAACGCCTACCGCCAGGCCGTCTACGGGACGGACTCGCGCGGGCTGCCGGTCCGGAACCTCGTGCGGCACAAGCGCGAGTACCCGGACCCGCGCGAACAACAGGCCTCCGACGGCTCCGTCTACCCGGCCGGCTCGGCCCGGTCGGTCGAGAACCTCATGGGGATGTCCTCGGCCACGCTCGGCGTCGACCAGTCGGCCTTCGCGACCGACGACGATTACGAACTGCGTCGCGCCAGGACGCCCGTGCCGACGTTCGTCCGCGAGGCCATCGAGACCCACCTGGGCAAGATCTACGACCGCGAGGTCGAGCGCGAGTCCCCTTCCGAGGCCCTGACGCTCTGGTGGTCGGACGTGGACGGCAAGGGCACGTCGGTCGACGAGTTCATGGTCGACACCGTCGCGCCGGTGTTCCTCGCCCTCGGCCAGGTCGACCTCCTGTTCGACCACCCCCGGGCCCCCGACGGGGCCGAGATCCGGACCATGGCGGACCAGCGGCAGCACGGGCTCGACCGCTGCGTGGCCAGCCTGGTCCTGCCCGAGAACGTCGTCTGGTGGACCCTCGACGCCCGGGGCCGCTACGCCGAGGCCCTGGTCCGGGAGTTCCCGGACGACGCACCCGACGACAGCACGTGCACGTATCGCCTCTGGACCGCCGCCCAATCGACCCTGTACGACGCCAAGGGCAAGCCCGTCGGCCAGCCCATCCCCCACCGGTTCGGCGTCTGCCCGCTCGTCCGGGCCTTCGACCGCCGCAAGGTCCGGTGCCGCAACGTCGGCCAGAGCCGCTACGAGGGCATCGCGGAGCGGCAGCGCGAGTACTACAACCGCGACTCCGAGCTGATCCTGTCCGACACGACCCAGGCCCACCCGCTGCTCCAGGGGCCCGAGGACTTCATCCAGGCCGACGGCTCCATCCCGATCGGCCCGTCCTGGCTCCTGCCCAAGAAGAAGAACACCAGCGGTACGAGCTCGTCCTACGAGGGGTTCGACGTCGTCGACTTCCCGAAGGACGGCGCGGAGTCGCTGCGGAAGAACAAGTCCGACATCCGGGACGACGTGGACCGCGACGCCGGCCTGACCAAGCCCGCCGGGGCCGCGGGCTCGACCCGAGGCACGGTGTCGCAGTCCGGGGTGTCGAAGCGGCTCGACAGCGTGGACGGCAACGCCAGGCTGGCCTCGATCGCCAAGAGCCTCGCCCGGGTCGAGCGGGCCATGGCCGAGATGGCCCTGACGGTGCTGCTGGACCGGCCCGACGTCGCGGCCGAGATGGAGTCCGTGAAGGTCGTCTACCCGACGACGTTCGACCTCGACTCCGTGGAGGAGATCACGGCCGGGACCCAGGCGTTCCAGGCCCTCCTGGAGCAGGCCGGCAAGGCCCCCGAGACCGAGGGGGCCCTGCTGTGCAAGCTCGTCCGCCTGCTCCTGCCGGGGAGGTCCGACGAGGCCTACGAGGAGTTCGAGGACGAGATCGAATCGGCCATCGAGGCCAGCGCCGAGAGGCTGAAGCAGGCCAGCGAGGCCGGCATGGCCCTGATGCAGTCCGGGGCCGACATGCAGGATCAGCAGCAGCCCGGCGATGCCCAGCCGGACCCGACCGACGACGCGACGGATGCCGAGTCCCAGGACCCGGCCGAGATGGACGCCTGACCCAGGAGCCCTAGATGTTCGTTCGTTTGCTTCTCAACCCCAACGCCACCGACGGCGGGGCCGGGGACGCCACGCCCCAGACGGCCGCCGCGACGACCCAG